CCCTTATCGTTCGTTAACTTTTCGGAGAAATAGTATGACTACCCCCGGTTGGGATCGACGAGTCGAGCGTCAGGGACCTTACCTCGAAACATGGAGGAATGAGGAAACCCAAGAGACGACGATTATCAACGATAACCCAGTCGGAAGTCGCGTTCTCACTTCCGTAGATCAGAAGTGGGATACTAGTTCTGGTAAGGTTTCAGGTAGTGGTTGGAAGTTTCCAACACCCTGGACCCGAAAAGTTTTTGAGTTCGTTATCTCTACGTCTCGCTCAGCAGTTTATACAGACTATGGATATAGTCTTTTTGCTGATAACGTCGCGTGGGATAATTCCGTCACGAGCGATTACCCTTTCGACTATGACCGTAAGGTCCTAGAAGATCGGGCGATTGTTGCTGCTCTCAAACAGCTCCGAGGTAAAGGGCCAGATATTCTGACCGTTATCGGAGAGCGTCATGAGACGCTACGCCTCTTCACGAATGGTGTTAAAACCATTTTTGATGCGTACCGTGCCTTCAAACGTAATAACCCAAGTGATTGGCTAAAAGTTTTGAGGCATGACGTCGGACCACTCCACAAGATGCCTGCATCTTGGTTGGCAGTCCAGTTTGGAATACGACCTATCGTCAATGACGTGCAGAACTCTATGGAGTATCTGCATAACCTTGCCAAGGGGTTACCCCCAATGGCAGGTGTTAAAGGTCGGTCCACTGAAACCCTCGATCGTGAATTTGAGGGTGGCGGTTCCACTTATTGTCAGATGAAGATTCGGGATAGGGGCACAGTAAAGTGCCTCGTACGTCTCGACTATTCTCAATCTGACGGTGACATTGGAAATCTGGGCCCGCTGGGTCTTACTAACCCTTTTATTGCGGGATGGGAACTTTTACCGTGGTCATTCGTTGTCGACTATATGTCTAATGTTGGCGACGTAATCTCTAGTTGGGGATCAGATTTCGGATGGGATTTTATGTCCGGAAGCTGCTCGATCACTGAACGTTACGAGAGGAAAGGTACGGCTTATATCACTAATAAGAATTATGGCGGATACTGCAACGATACTGTTCGCGGTAAATCCGTCTATTTTACGCGTGATACGTACCTTAGCTCACCTTTGCCCGGATTCCATTTCAAGGATCCGGCTTCGTACGCTCATGTGGCGAATCTCGTTGCATTGGCGTCTGCAAAACTCACAGACTCAAGCTTTAAGACTCCTCGTTAGAGTCCGAATAGCGAACAGTCCTTCCAATTAAGGAAAGCGTATGCCCGCAATCGGCAATGTCACCATCAACGATGGTGCAACTACTCCCGTCGCCCACATTTTTGGTGTGGTTACAACCGACGGTAAAGTCGCGACCTATGCAGACCGCAGTGGTAGGATCCCGGCAGAGTTTCCTCTGCTTAAGATTTCCTCAACTGTTCCTGCTGGGACGCAGCGGTATTTCCGCGTGGAGATGAGCATTAGTATGCCCAAGTCCGCCGTGGATCCGCAGACGGGGAAGAGCTATATTGCTCGACAGACTCAGAGTCGGTCGATCTTTACTCTTCCGGAGACCGGAGTGCTTCAGGAGCGCAAGGACATCCTCGCGTTCACGAAGAACCTGCTTGCACTGGCCTTGACGACCAGTCTTGTGCAGGACCTCGAGGCAGTCTATTAAGACTGTTTCACTTCCAATCACGTGTCCGTAGGAGGACAGCTTATGTTTATTTCAACCGAAATGAAATCCAACCTTTTACTAGTTGGGTTCGGAGAAAGTCATGTGGCTGTCCTTTGTGATTGGTATCGGGAGTCTCGCGAGGCGTTTGAAGCCTCAGGAGATTTTGGTAATCAAGAACTGGCTCTTTGGTCAGTTCTTGAAGATATTCGCGAAGATCAAGAAGCTTTAAGCATCTTTATCGTCGAGAATATGGTCGCCCCGGGGGCCCAAGCTAAGATTCTTGCTTGGGCTTTTCGCGGCATCCTTCCAAAGTTGGAAACGGAGAAAACCGATGCTGAGCTCATCGCTCAGGCTCATTCTTTTATGAGTGGTTTTCTTACAGATCCAATTCCCGAATAGTGGATACCCATATGACTATTGTTAGATGGGTACTCCTCTCGTTTGTTCTGTTAGTAGCAGCCGATGTTGTAACTTTGGCTTCGCTATTTACTTATCGTAGCTTCGCACAGAAGTGCGGAGTTGCGACCGACATGAAACGAGAGGTCCACGAGGTCTATCCGCTACTCGAAAAGTAGCGGCTAGATTCTTCCTGAATCGCAGAGGGTAGGTCCTATGCTAAAGAAACACTCTGAACGCCAGTGCAAACCGGCGCCTACGAGAGATCGTAGGAAGGGTCTCAAAGCCTCCAGCCTTCTGGTTGGTGTGCATCGTCGTCATCCATGTGTAGCGCAAAGTACTGCCGCGGCTATATTTACTGCCGTTGACAGCTCTTTCAGCAAACAGATGCTATATTACCTTAGTAAAGGTGACCATAGCTCCATCGTTGCAGCCAAGATTAACGCCCTTGACTACGATAATGCAGAAGATTTCAGACGTGATTATCTCTGTGTCGAATTTATGTCTAAGTTCCCCAATTGGGAGCTAGGCATCGACCGTGAGAAAGCAGCGCTTGATGCCTTCTATGATGCTGAAAAGCGGTGTTCTGTCTCGAATCGAGTTCTTGCTTTCTCATTCGGCAACCCTTCCGTAGGTTTGTCGACTGCGTCGTATATCTATACGGCGCAGCGAAAGATTGAGAGGCTACTTGGTCGATTCCTTTGGGATGAGGCAGAGCAGGACTTTGGGTTTGGGCCGGGAGCATCCTTTGCTCTTCCGCGCAGATCCGGAGATACCTATCATAAGCTCGGAGTTGTACCCGAGGTGACGAAAGAATGTGCGGTCCTAGCGCATACGGCTCTTCGCCGTTGCCCTACATGGTTTGCACGTGTAGCCAGTCTTTCTGGTAAGGATTCCCCCTTCGATATGTTCAATATCGTGGAGGGTAACCGCATTACTACCGTTCCGAAGAACGCCAAAACTCACCGAGTGATCGCCATTGAACCCCTTATGAATATGTTTATTCAAAAAGGGATTGGTGCATGCATTCGTCGTCGTTTACGGAGAGTTGGAGTGGACTTGAATGATCAGACGATCAATCAAAGGCTTGCCCGTGAGGGTTCGCTTACTGGTAGTCTCGCGACTATCGATTTGTCCGCTGCTAGCGACACCGTCTCACTTGAGATATGTCGTCAATTACTCCCCGAAGATTGGTTCCGTGCTATTGAGCTGGCGCGAAGCCCGTCTGGCGTGATGCCTGACGGTACACGTATAGTGTACCAGAAGGTTTCCAGCATGGGTAACGGTTTCACGTTCGAGCTTGAGAGCCTTATTTTTTGGGCTCTCTGCTCGGCCGTGATATCGCTTCATGGTGGATCGGAGACTCGCTTAGCCGTCTACGGGGATGATCTTATTGTCCCAGTAGAGTGCTACGGACAGATTGAACGGCTCCTCGAGCATTGTGGTTTTAAACTCAATGCGAAGAAGAGCTACGCGTCTGGTCCGTTCCGCGAAAGTTGTGGTAAACACTACTTTCAAGGGAGCGATGTGTCACCTTTTTACATTCGCGAGAGTGTAGAAGGCTTCCTGCCAACCGTACTACTCTGCAATAACCTCCGCCGGTGGGCGTCTCGCGACGTTCACTGGGGATTGTCAGGGTGGTGCCATCCCATTTATGAGGGCCTTGTAGCCCTTCTTCCTCCTTTTTGGAGGAAACCTCGGATCAGCGATGGCTTCGGCGATGGTTCCCTCATAGGGGATTTCGACGAAGTTAGCCCGAAAAGGGCGTCTCGCGGATTTGAGGGATATATGGGAATACAGGTTTCTGAGCAATTAGAAACCCGTGAGGCGGAAGACCAGCCGTACTTGTTGAAGGCTCTTTTCTCTTTGGAGAAGAGACCTGAGGTGAAAATACCTTTGCCGAGCGTTCTTTCTCGGTTCGGGGACCCGGAACTTTTCCGGCACTTCAAACAAGCGGCTGATGGTGCGTTGTCTTCTTCCGTGCTGCCCTTCCGGGTAGTTGGGAAGAAGCCTCGATACCGAACTGTAAAGTTCGTTATACCGCGGTGGGAAAGCTTTGGGCCCTGGTGGGCCTAAGTCTTTCTTTTTCCTCTTTTTTAGAGGTGGAGCCACCCAAT